TGAAATTTGTTGTTTTTCAAAATCAAGTTCCATCTATTTCCTCCAAACGCAAAGCAGATATTTATTTTTGTTCGCTATTTTTTCTTTTTTTATGACATAACGAACTACATATATAAATAGGTGAATGAGAGATAATGTAAAGATAAAATTATGGGGGTGTTATTATGAGTGGATTGAGAAGCGCACATGCGAGACTTATGGGCTGGGTGTCCACCATTGTAGGGTGGACGATGTTGCTCATCGGTCCCGGGATGAACATCCTGGGGACATTTTTGGCATATCAGGGATCGGCATTGGCCGTTCCATGTATCGCTGTTGGCACAATCATGTGCCTGGGATTTCAATGGACTATGGATAGGATCGATCCGCCAGCGGCACTGTCAAAGACAAGAGCATCTGCACAGAACGAATAACGGGGGAAACCCCGTTTTTTTCCGAAGGAGGTACATATGAGAAAAACAATCTTAATGCGTGCCATTCTTTTCACTCTTATTTTCACACCCATATTTGGATATATGCTCCGGACTGGATTCGGGACTTATGCGATCAAAGTCAGAAAATTTGAAAGTAGCATTGTGGGGTTGAAACGTGTAGTCACACTCTATGATATGAATGGTGATACTATTCGAAAATGGGAGGGAAGATTTAAGGTGATGGAAAAGGAAGGAATCTGCACTTTCATTCATGATGGGAAAGTGATAAAGATTTCTGGGACATATTCCATTGAGGAAATTGATTCACCATTTCTGGATGAATCAACTAAAGAAAAGACAAAGAAACTTTGGTCATATATCAAGAGAACATGTATCTATATAAAAACCAAAACATCTAAACTGTTTACTGAAATGGGTGCAATAGGAAAAGAATGGTATGGAAAGATCCAAAGATAAGTAACAATCTTTGGATTTTTTTATTCTTGTTTTAGTTGACAGTTTTCACATTGTTCATCAGTTACTAATTTTTCCTCAGAAAAATATGAACAAATAATATATTCAAATTCATTATCACTAATTTCTTCATTCTCAATATCAAAATTGGACTTAAATATTTGACAGAACTTGCACATGTGACCTCCATCTAACAAATACTCAATACGTTTTTAGTATGGGATGTACGTTTATTTTTGTTCTGCAAAATGAAAAAAGTGGGGGTCGAATTTATATGTCCAACCCCCACAACAAAATTAATTATGCCTTCTTTTTCTTCTGAACTTTTTTCGCCAATTCCACTGATTCTTTCCTGTATTTTAGAAAAAGTCGTGCGAGTTTGCTTGTAGCTTTTCTCGCCCTTCCAGCTGCAGCTTTATTTTCTTTTTCAATAAATTTTGCATTCTGGGTTTGGAACTCTTCCCATGTTTCTGATATTTCTTTCCAGAGTTCTTCCATGATAGTTCTCCTTTGTTTTATTAATCTTTCTCGTCAACCTTTTCCACATGTTGTTCATGAAACATTATTTCCATTTCTTTATATTTATTAAGTCTCAAAAACTCAACATTCTTCATAATAGTTTCAAAGCTAACTGGTTTGTAATTTATAACTTCAACAGATACATTAACCCAAAGACAATTTTTTTCTTCTTTAATTGCATATGCTGAATTGTGTATATGTCCATGAATATTCATATATATTTTTTCTTTTTTGAGTAACTCGGCTTTCAGCGGAACATGGCTGAGTGCTATTTTTTTGTCTTCAATAACAATCGTTATAAATCTTTTCTTTATAAGTTCCATATTAAAATTATCCATAAACCATGCCGAACCAGATCTTTCATGATTACCTTGTATCAATTTAACATTTCCAATTAAATTTTCTTTTAAATATTTAATCTTGGATTCCTGTTTTCCAAACATGAAATCACCAAGATGCCAAACATTATCTTCTTCAGAAATAATATCATTCCAGTTGTCGATTATTTTTTCAAACCAATTATCAGGACGATCACAATAGAATTTGATTTTTTCGTGAAAAAAATGTGTATCTGAAATAAACCAAACTCTCATAATAATCTCCTATTATTCTTTTTCTTCCTCTTCGACAATGACTGCTTCCTCAATATTATCTTCTGACATATTTGGTGGGTCCACTGCGATCCCAACTTCTTCAGCCTCTACAGTTTCAATCTCTTCTACTTGAGTTTCTACCACTGGTGTCGATTCGTTTGCCATCTCATCTGTCTTCTCTTCTTCAGTTTCCGGTTTGCTTTCTTCATACACAGGAATTAAGATATTTTCCTTTTCACCAAGTTTTTTAACAAAATGATAATGTTTTCCTTCAACATCATATCTAAGTTTAGATCCAACAAAGATTGATGATAATTCTCTCATAATATGAACCTTATATCCATTTGCAAGATTTTTAATATCATCACTAACATTCTCATCTTTGACAAGAGTTATAAAATTGATAAGTGCATAACTCTCATTCTTATCATTCATATGGAATGTTATTTTAGCTTTAACAATTGGATGCTGTTCACCATTATTTTCATTTTCTGACATAGCTACCATTGCGACCCCAGGTTCATCGACGAATCCTATAAGCATATTTTCCTCCTAATTAATTTTATGGTTTACCCATTTATATTTTATTATGTTCTCTTTTTTTAAAAACATAAAAAAATAGGTGATTTTTTGACCTTTTTTTGCACTGTAGAAATACATATATAAGTTAGTGAATAGACCGTTTTCAATTTTTTCCGCATGTATTATGACGTAGGATCACACCCAGAATGGATTTTTAATCTGGGTTTGATGCGAATAGTTTTCTAACTATTCATGTGATCCGTTTTATTATAATATGTGGGAGGTGTATATGTTTACATGGTTCATAGCTGGCAGTAAAATCGGATGCTTTTTCTGGGGCTATGTAGGAATGAGAAAATTTAACAATCAATTTCCCGGTCCTTGGAGGAGGACAAAACAAACAGGCAGGAGATTCAAAGAATGGTTTGGAAATTTTCTATTTGGTGAGACAGCTGATGGAAAATGGAATGGGCTCATTGAAAAATGGCACACAGTGCCAATGGACAAATGCAGAGCAAGGGTCAGAAAAACTGTATACAAACTGGCCAGAACAGAATACGAAGGAGGGTAACATGAACAGGAGCACGATGGGACAGGCAGCAGTGAACGTAGCAATGTTCCCACTGACAGTGGCTAGCATGCCGTTTGTCGGGATGGGGAAATTACTGAAAGGGACAGCTCTATTGATGGAGCGCAAAAGTTCTAAGATGACTGTGGCCATATATGGGAATGAGGGCCACTACAGAGTGGCATGTACCGGCTCACCGTTTATCAAAACGATGAGCAGAAACGAATCGATCGCATTAGAAGATCTGTTTCAGGGTCAGTTGGTATACACAAAATTTATCCCAACAGATAACCCAGAAAGGGTTCATGCAATCTGGGATAAGGAAGAAATTAAGAAAAGAATTGAAAGCGGTATATCCATTAGTGGAGAAAATCAAGAGCAGTGTAAAGTTCTCCGCACGATCCTGAAAGGGATCAGAGAAGCTATGAATGAGGAAGCCGATCTTATTAAGGGTGCAAGAATCGGATCGCTTCGACTATAACGTTTTAAAGGGGCACGGCCCCTTTTTTCGGGGATAAAAAAATTATGCTTTAGTTATTGTATTAACAAAAGCTTGGACACATAAATAACAAAATAATATTATCAAGGAGGCGTATATAACGCAATAACTAGCTTTATGGATATCTCGGGATATTATTCTTCGTACTAGTCAAATAGAAATAATCTAACTACAAAAATCCAATATCCATATTTCGAAAATAATTTAAAAAAAAGAAAGTTAACGGTTTAAGGAATTCAAACAAAATTTTAAATTAAAAAAAAGAAATTCTATTGAGAAACACCATTGAGAGAGGTCATACTAAAATTATTGAGGTGAACAATGTATTGTTTAACCAAACAGCAGTATGCCGCATTGAGTATATTTTTAGGCAATACTAATTGCAAGAAATGCAATAAAATTTTAAAATTGGGGAGATCGGCAGTGCCGAGCGTAAGAATGAATGTGAGGGAAGAAAATGGGGAATTCAGTGATGGGGGACTTTATGCTTTAATAGAACAAATCTGCGAATGCGGAATGAAGGATATAATTTTGATAAAAATGACAAACGCTATCAAAAAAATATTCGTCTAAAAGGATTTACTAAAATAAAAAATGGGTGATTAATTTCACCCATTTTTTTGTCGTTAAAATTATAAAACACTAGTTTCTTCCAAACCAATTATTATCATATAATCTTCGGTCAATTCTAGTGCTGGGTTTATTTTTCTTTGATCTGGAAGATTGGCATGGCCATTCATCAAAATGTCAGTCATCATTTTTCTTTTAAGAGCCATATCATCACTCGCAGGGCCAAATAATTCTTTTATGATCTTTTCCGCTCCATACGCTGATAATACCCAACTATCCATTTCTCCAACCATCTGACCTCTTTCCTTGGAGGCCGCTGATGGTTGTTTAGTTTTTTGTGAATATGCACCAACCGATCTAACGGAAAGTTTCTTCTCTGCCATATGTTCCAATTTCTGAATAAACATATAACCAACTGGAACTCCATCTTTCGTTTTCATATTATATTCAGGAAGATGTAGTTTATATTTAGTTTTTAATCCTAATATTTTTATAACTTCCATAATGTGTTTAGTTTTAGGTGCATCAAATGGAGGTACAATTATTGGAAAGAACTTCTCATTTCTCAATACCTGAAAGTCTTTCTCAGACATCTTCATAAGTGAATTTATAACTTCCTTCTTTATTTTTTTGTCAGCAGTATTGTCCAACTGTGTCATAATTCTCACCATCAATTTGGTGAATGCAATCTTGGTTAAATTCCTGGACTCATCAGCTATTCTTTTAGAAATTAGACCACAGTAAAGTTCGAACACCTGACCCATGTTAATACGCCCATAGATTCCAAAAGGATTTAAAATAATATCAATTTTATCACCCCATGGAGTTACAGGCATCTTATCATCATCTTCCATTAAAGTTATAACACCTTTGTTACCATATCTATTAGAAAGTTTATCACCGTCTTTTATATCTTTTTCTGTTTCAACATATACCTTAATCATTGTACCATCAATTTTCTCACCACGAATAGTATATTGCCCGACTCGCTTTGGATTCCCAAATTTATTAACCAACTTTGTCATTGTCGGATTGAGTGATTTATGGTTGCAAAAAACTTCAACAGAATATATGATTCCTTTAGTGGATTTCAAGGTTATTGTTTTCTCTGTAGTTATATCCAAATCGCCATATTCGTCCATTTCGCCCAATAGTGGAACAATATTTTCTGGTACAAATTCTACAAGAATATGTCTATCATCTATCTTTCCATCCATTTCAATATTATAATCAATGAGCTCATCCTTCTGGGAAAGAAATATTTCATATACCATTGAATGCCTGCTGGTCAATGCTTGTTCTTCGGCCAGCCCTTTTCGTATTATTATTCCGTCTTCGAAATTGGCACCCTTCCATTGCATAAACGCACATAGTAGATTTCTTCCAAGTGCCAACTGACCATTCTTAAATAAATGGTTCGATGCTAATACCTGTCCAGCTTTCACAACATCACCAGTCTGAACTTCAGATTTCAATTCACTAATGCTATGATAACTCTGACCACTTCTCAAAACAACTCTTCCAACATCCACCTCATCTATTTCACCTGTTTTATATTGTATCTTTATCTTATTATCTGAAACTTCTATAACCTTTCCCGAACCTTCTGCCGTAACTATAAATTCTCCTGAACAATAATTTGCTATAAAAGATTCATAACCAGTTTGAACAGCAGGAACTTCATTGTATATAATTGGAAGCGATTGCTTCATTTGGTTGGATGCCATGATCATTCTAGTCGGTTCATTGTTTTCAATAAATGGTATCAATGATGTGGTTGGGCTAAGCATTCCAGTTTTAAGATTATCATCTATTTTTTTAGAAACAAGATGCCCATATTTAGTCCTGAAGTTTGCACCATTCGTTAAATTCTGAACCATGCCAATTGCAGATGATTGTGGTGTATCTATTGGATCTATGTTTCCAAAATATTCCGGATGGACACCGCGCATTTCTAGCAATTCTGCTTTTGCATCTATGCCACCAACACCACGATATGTGACACGGGTGATCGTGGAAATTTGTTCCAGTGGATTGACATACTCAGCAGTCTGTGTCAATGCGGATGTTAATATATCAGACATAATTCTATTTTGATCTATTTCGAGCTTGACAGCTTTATTTCTAAGTTTAGTTTCACCATTATAACGAGAATATGCCAAATCAAAAACCTGTTTTATAGCCATAGGAATAATTTCAGTACTCCTAACTCTCATCTTGCTTATATCATTTCTAGCCTGAAAATATCCCTCCATCAATTTAGGTATAATAAATTTATAAATATCAATTATATTTGTTGGTTCATTATTAGATAAAAGAATTTCTTTTGTCTGTTTATCAATAATATTAGCATGAACTGTTTGTACATTATATTTGGCATTTTTGCTCCCGGTCATCGCAGAAATTACATTATTCCAAATATATTTCCCATCCATGAACTTTATTGTATATTTTGCAACTCTAATAAAGTCATTTTTCAGAATTTCCCATTCTTTATTTTCAAAAACTACGGATATCTTAGAATCTTTAGTTTTTAATTTTACGGAAATTTTATCCTGATCTACGACATCACCTCTTACGATTTTTATTCCAAATGACGAATATAAACCTTCCTCTCCGAATGCGGCCAAAAAACCAATCATAAATGGCATCTTCAAACCAGAACAAAATAAACTAAAATATGGTTCTTTAAAAGCTTTATATTCCAATCTTATTGTAGCATATATAGAATGCACATATGCTAAATATGGTTTTGGGAAGTAAATTGGATTTGCTATTAATTGATTTATTAAAACTTTTTTCATTCCATTAATATAGATATAATTATTTTCTATAATAGCCGGAACCTTGAATCTAATATTTTGTATCTGTCCATTTGCTAATTTCATTTTGGCATTATATTGTATGAACACACTTTTAAATATTTCTGTTGAACTACTCTGGACAATCTCTTTTGTCACCCCAAGTAGTTTAACTGGAATATCTTTATCTTTATATGAACCCAATATTTCCTCAACATACTCATCCTGTAGCTGCGTTACCTCATTTATTCTTTTTACCATAACATTATTGAGAAGTTGGTTATTGTGTATCTTTTTTAAATCTACATTCTTTGTCAAAGGATGTTTCGATCTATTCTGTATATCAAAAGATGGGAGCATAAATTCTTTTGTTTTTTCAATAACTGCTTTCGGACCATGCTTCGTCACAGCTTTCTTAGCAATTTCTTCTGGGGTGTTTAATGTGTGTTTGAGCAATTCTACAGCAATATCATCATCTGTTTTTATTTCTTTTTGTAATTCCTTGGTTTTTCCACTTGTTATATTTGATCGCACGACTTCCTTAATTGATTCGTCATCTATTGTATCTTTCTCTTCTCTGAATTTTTTATTATTTTTTAACATATTTCCATCAGTTTCTGATACAGATGGTGGAGTCACAACAACATTATCTGTGGTTGGTGTAATCTCAGAATCTTTTTCATCGGGAAGTTCTTTTGTCATTTCCTCTGATGTATTTTCAGGAACATCAAATTTCATTATCTTTAAGAATGAAAAAAGTTTAGACATACTAAATCTTTCATCATTCTTTCTATATAATAAACGATACGTAACAGAATCCAAATTTTCATTCAGTAAAAACATTTCATCAAAATAATTAGAACCAAGCTGTATTTGTTTGAGAAATGGAAATATTTTCCTTTTGAATATATTTTTATCAAACGCCTGTCTTGTATTTACATGATACATCACAATCGTCTTATAACCTTTTGCATTGAATTCTTTTATATAATTATTTAAAATGTTTGACAACATTACAAATGGCACGTTCTGTCTCAAGTTTGTAAATTTATTATGTATAGTACTTATCAAGGGGTTGAAGTCAAAATAAAACGGCCTACCCACATCCAGAATTTTATCTTCTTTCATGAATGGCATCAGTTTATATGCTATTCTTATTGCTTGTAATTGACTCCCCTTAGGAACCATTCTAATAAATTTATAAATAAATCTCGGAATTAAAATATTACGTATATAAGCAATAGGTATATTCATTTTTGGATAAAGATCTAATAATGGTTTATTGTTTTCTGAAAAATAAACCAACGCAACTTTATCTTTGGCTGTTATGAAAAGTCGTTTGTCAGCAGTCGTAAACAACATAAACTGACTAGGACGTTTGGCTTCTTGCAATACTAATTTTTCAGACATCTTATCTCCTTAATACAACATTTCTAATATGGAACTATCCATTTGAACAACTCCCTCGGTATCTTGATAATGGGAGGTTATTAAAGCCTGCTGTACAGCATTCTGAACATCTTCAAACATAAGACCCAGTTTCCAGTTATCTAAATATGGTATAGATTTTACTCCAACTTTATATGGATTCCATTCTTTTGTCAATCTTGCCAATAGTCTATTATTATCTTTATCTCTGAGAATTTGTGATAATAGCACTTCGACATGGACCAGATCTAAAGTAGAAACATCTTTATATTTTTCCCATATTCTATTGAATACTGAGAGAATATTTCTGACACTTTCCTTTTTATCTAGGTATGAAACTAACTGATCTATAATTAATGAGAAGTTATCATCCTGATCTGCAATAATCATAAATGGCGTGTTTGGTTTAGTTTCCATCACTATTTTATGTTTATCCACAAAGACAAAATAATCTTTCAACAATGTTACACCAGTATCAGCCTCGAGAAGTATTCTTCCTTTAGTTGGATGTATTATAACCATTGCCAAACTTGGAATAATTAAATTCCCTTCTTGTGTTTCATAAATGGAGCTTTTTTGAATTGTGTCTAATAAAATTTCTATTTTAATTGGCTGTACTGAAATAAGGTTTTGTTGATTTTGAATGAGCCACTTTGACAACTCCGATTTATCCAACCATGTTTGATTTTTCAAAAATGCATCTATAACATCAAATATTTGAACAGATACAATACCACCAGTATGGAATGTCCTCATAACAAGCTGGGTTCCACGTTCTCCTACTGATTCGCCTGACAATACCCCAATGTTGCGGGTCTTAATTATTTCTCTAAGTTTCCCATAACACGTGTGACATATTTCTCTCGACTTACAAAATATAGGTGATCTCAATTTCAAAATTTTAAATTTATTTACATTGGCAGGCGTTAACTCAATAAGTGTATCACCTTCCAATACATTTCGTCCCACAACTCTTCCAGCTATATCCGAATCATTTGGTATATTGAATGTTCTTGTTGTTTTACAATCATGAATATCTTCAGACAATTTACAACAACTAAGTGCATAAACAAGCTTTCTTGTTAGATATCCAGTGTCTGCTGTCTTCAGCGTTCTATCAGCAAGACCTTTTCTCGCTCCACTACCAGACTCAAAATATTCAGATGGTTTGAGTCCATCAACAAATGATGATGATATAGAAATTGTCAAGTTATTGTTCGCATCAGATATCAAACCTTTAACACCCAACATCTGAGTTATCTGTGACATCTTACCCGATGCACCGGATATAATAGAATCATATAAAGCCGAATCCGTCTTCTTCAATCTATCTAATATCACTGCCCCCATTTGACTTACTAAGTTTGTTTTTTCTATTAGATCATCAGTCTTTTTAAATATTTCCCTCAATTTAATAATTTCTTTATCTTCTGCTATCAGGAGATCATCAAGTATAATACTTCTTGGATATATTGTAATAATTTTATATGCCATTTCTTGTAATCTTTGTATGACTTCATGTAATTTTTCTTTATAATATGCTAGAAGTTTTCTGATTAATTTGCTGAATGATTTGCTAGTTACTGTTTCTAAAATATATCCTTTGTCATCAGCATATTCTTTAAATGCACTATTAAATAAATATTTGCCAACTGTCATCACAGTTCCTTTTATCTCTATTCCTTTTTCTATATTTTTCAACATATTATCTACATCTATGATGCTGCCAGTATACGTTTCTTTGATTGGATAATCACGTGTCATAATGTATATTCCCTGAAAAATATCTTTTTTAAGATCGAGAGTTGGCTGATTCATTCCTTTATGAGATTCCATTGTCATCATCAATCTTCTGGCTTCTTCAGTGGCTTCATCTGTCATTAAAGAATATATTGCCATTGTATCGCCATCAAAGTCTGCACCAAATCCTTCACAACTGGCATGATTTATACGTATGATATTTCCATCAACTATTATCGGTTCGAATGCCCTCCAACTATCACGCTGCAAAGCCGGATCACGTTTTGCACAAACAACCCTATCTTTAGAAACACGAATAGTAATCTTCTTAATTTCGGTATATATCGGATGTTCAACTTTGATCATACTCTGACTTATATCTTTTAGAATCTTTTTACACTTTTCAATGTAATCTTCCTTTGGATACATTTCTGAAAATAAATCATAATACTCTTTTTCCTGTTGTAACAAGTTATGTAGAATGAATGGTTCAAATATCCTGACGGCAATTCTCATGGTAATTCCAATTTTATTCGGGGGTATATTTGGATCTCCGACAATTACTCCACGCCCACTGTGGTCCACTCTTTTTCCCAAAAGATTAGATCTATAATATCCTGCCTTCTTTCCAAGCTTCAATTTAACAAACTCATATAATGTATTATATGCCAATTGTATCTTAGAAACGAACGTAGATCTTGTCAGTTCATCAAAACCATCCAGATTGGATGGAATTGATCTACATATCTTAATAACCTTTATATAATGTTCATTAAGTTCGTCCGGCATAAATTCCCCGGTCTGTCTGTTCGGATATATTGGTCGTTTCTCAGGAGGTATGATCGGTATTTTGGATGTGAATACTTTCTTCCTACTATTATTTATTATTTCCACAAATATTTTTCTATCGTGTGTATCTGCGCGGAAACGCAGGGAATTAAATGATTCTATCAAACCGATGATCCCATAATGTGATGCGTCTTTTTCTGATAGCTCAATAGAACCATCATCCAAAACATTAAAGCCTAAATCTTCATTCACTATCCTATCTATTTTCTTATCCAATCTTGTTAAGATAGAATATACAACAGGATTGAATACTTTAACCCTCAAATCTATACAAGCATAGGCAGACCTAAACTTCTCACTCCCTTTCATTCCAAAAATAATTGGACTAAACAGACCCATATCAGAAAACTGCTGTAGTTTTTCACTTTTAAAAATCTTCGAGTCGTTGACTATTGGAAGATGAGCGCAGAAGCTTTCTAAATCCATTAAATTTAATTTTGTTTGTTCAGCCATGAGTCGCAACTCCTCTGTTCATATTTATTTTTGTTCTTCATATTCCAAAAATCCTTCTAGTATATTGTGTTTAGATTCATGCAGATCTTCATCTACCCCAAACACAATCTTGGGATTTATTAATCCTTTCATAACATCTTCTTTATTAACTATCCTAGGGGGCTGAATAACATATTTAGTTTTATCTGTGTCAAAATATTCTCTTAGATATTTCTTTAAAGTTATACTTTCAGAATGGTCTTCAATGCAAACAATTCCGGGAATGTATAAAACATTTTTAATAATGTTGTCAAATTCACTCATATACTCCCTCCTTTAAACATCCAGATTTCGTTCCATGGAAACCATGGATAAGAAAAATTTCCTTATTTTATCAAATTCATCATTCTTCTCATCAAATAATTTAATTAATGTATCTAATATTATTTCCACCCAATCTTCAGGTATTGTTACGACTGATCCTTTAACAACATCATAAACGCTTGGAAGTCTCAAATCTTCAATGATATAATTCAATATGTTGATTATTATACTTTTATCTTTAATTCCATAGAAACTCACATCTTTTTCCATTATTGTTTTATAATGTTTTTTAATGGTTTTCTTTCTAATATTTTTGCTAAGATTATTTTTCTTATTCTTAACTACTCTTAATAGCAGTGCGAGTTTTTGGAAGAAAGGATCGTTTGGATATAACTTGGATATTAATTGTGAAATAAAAATATTATTGAGAATAATATAATGTGTTTTTCTCTCATTTAAAAAACTTGTAGAAATTCCTGTAATTTTTGAAGTTAATAGATTTCCAATCGTATACATTATAGGGGAAACAGTTGATTCTGTTGATCTTAAAATCATCTTATCAACAGTTTCTTTATCAAATAAATATTTCAAACCAAAAAGGATATGATTATTAAACATGGATTCATTCATTATCATTTTATCTATATCTAGGGACATTAAATATTGTTCGAAATAATTTTCATTGCTGTCATTAATTATTGTAGAGTTTATATTTGTTCTGATTAGCCATGTGAAACTTTCATTTATAATAGAAACAATAAAAGTCATTGGATTCTTTTTTGCTCCAAAATCATATGTTACTAAAAATTGATGCATAAAGCAATTGAACATCATTAAAGAGTATCCAACATTTTGATATCCATATTTAATGGAAACTAAATTCCAAAGATTTTTATCAGATAAAGAAAACTTAAAAGATATCTGTCTTATTAATTTATAGAGAATATCAACAAAACCAGTATCATATAATTTTCCAGTTACGGTATACATGAATTTTTTATACCAATATTCCGAAAAATTATTCTTATCAAAAATAAAAGGAGATATTAATTTTAAAGATATTATTGTTTCTAAAAGATCTTCCATCATTTCTTTATCTATATATAATGACTTTGAAGTTTTCTTTGCTGGGTTGCAATAACTTGAAATATCTAAATCCATTATTTTCAATCTTTCTTTTGATAATTCGCGAATCTCTTCTAATGTTTTGAAAAAATTGTCCCAATCCGAAGTATCAAAATAAGTTGTCATGCTTTTCATAAAATCATTGTATCTGGGAATCAAGAGTGCCGATCCTCTGATGAAATCAAATATTTCTTCATATGAGTTTCGCATTGAAGCATTTTTAATATTAAATTTCCATTTAGATTTATCAGCAAACACGAATTCCCCAAACCTTCCAGTCTTGTCCTTGATGTGATTAAGTTTCATTCGAAGTCCTCCACGAAAAAGTTTTCTTTGTTAGAATATATGTACTTCATTTCAAACAAAAAAACAAAAAGGAGAACTATTATTTTTAATCGTTATTTTTGGCATAATAAAAACAAAAAAAAGACACCTTGGAAAAAATTCCAAGGTGTCTAAAAATGTATGTTTTATCAAACCTGTATCAAACAGGAGGGCTTGTATTACGCGGATGGGTCTATTTCGAGCACGCCCAAACCTTTGTGATGAATGAAAGCAGTACCATACCTTGTAAACACACTGAAGGATGGTTTGTAGCCCTTAGGATACGGAATAACCAATCCAGGTGTATGCATAATCAGGTAGTAAACTGATTTATGTTCTTCATTCGGTCCTGGTTTATAAACCAGTAACATTTTGTTCAGTTCCTGAACAGGGCTATCGATCACGGACATATTTCCGCCTTCAATTTCAGCAGCTTTATAACCGATTACTGATTTACCCTGGCGGTCATAATCAACCCTATAGGTGTTAAGATCGCGAAGCAGAGCAGCATTCAGTGTATTTGAAGCGATGACATTGGCTTCACCAAGTCTAGTGTCGATAGAAATTTGTGCTGCGATTTCGTTGATGTTTGTCACGATATTCTCGTGCCAGCTCTTTGGACCCCAATCATAACCAGCAGGAGGATTTTTCCTGAAAGACTGAATATGTGATGCTGGGACCAAGGATGGTTTATAAACAACACCGGTTAGTGACTTAAGGATAAAACTATCCAGATCAAGAGCAATCTGTGATCCAATCAGATCGAGAATGATTGATTCGAGCTCAATATCATACAGCGATTTAACATCCATCTTCTGTTGGATAGTGTAAGAGACTTCAATCTGCCTATCGACGATAGGAATTCTGATCTTGTCAATTTCAATTTCCAGTTTTGAAGAAACTGTATTTTCTTCGATTGAAACTGTTGCCTCAACCTTGGCTTGTGTTGCCACGCCATTCACTGAGCTGAATGTAATCATACCATTCTGGAAATCTACTTTACCCGTAATAACATCTGTGGCTGCGCCAAGAGTTACTGGGATATAGAAGTTACCATCAACGGTTGTAATTTGTTCAACTACAGCAACGTTTGCGCCATCAGTAATCTCGAGAATCTTAAGATCCCTTTCGATATGTGCTGATGCTGGTGTTAGACCACCTGCTGCATCTAAAAGATCTGTTGAGCCCGGAATTGCACATACAAATCCACCAGGAACTCCAAGAGTCGGACCTCTAGAAATATCTGTATCCATGGAAGGTGCTGCGTAGTCAGCCGGATCATTCCATCTGTTGAATTTGGCTCTCATCACTGGTTTGATGATTTCTGGTTTGTCTGTTGTTGCAAAAGTTACAAGATCCTTGGCAATGAGCCTAGGGTAGAAAATCGGTATCAATGGAAGAGAGAGCACTTCATAATGTGAGAGTGATCCTTTTGCGTTTTCCATGAGCAATGTCTGCCTTGTGCCTTTGGCCATAGTTTTAATATTGATTCTGTCGTGTGCATCAACAAATGGTTCACACAGTGATTCAATATAATAATCGAATGCCTTTGTGTTGGCAAGGACATTCAGATTTTGAAGTGGATTCTGTAGATCGATGCTAAAATTTTTCTTTACGCTTCTGAAGCTTTCGATCAGAAGGTCTTTAGTTACAAAACTTGCGTTCTTCTTCATAGGGGTTACCTCCTAATATTTTCCAATATTTTTGACTTAACTGTTTCTACTATTTCGTTCTGTTTTTCTAATTCTTTTAAAGACATAATTTTTAATTTTTTCATAATTGTCTTTATATCAGCCCTAAGCTGTGGTGATAAAAATCTTTTTTCTGTAATGAATATTAAATTTTTGACTATCTTTTCACTTAGCTGCATCTTGTTATATTCATAATTCAAATTTTTTAATTTTATCATTCTTTCATTGAGCTGTTTTAGAATATTCTTAGTTTTATCCAATATGCCTAAATAATTCTTTCTTTTATCTTCATTCTCTCTTTCAATAAAAGGCTTTAGGTAAAAACCAAACTTATTCCTAATCTCTGCTAACCTACCAGCAGGATAATCACTTTTTTCAGATCCAATGATCTTAATCATTATCAACCTCTTTAATTAACTTTTTAAGTTTAGAAAGATTTTTCGCAATCGTTTCTTCCGATTTAATAAGCTTTCCTGTTAAAAATTTTTCTTGACTCACTGTTATTTTTAATTTCTTTCTTAGTACATCTAGTTTTGACAGAGCTTCTTTCATTTTAGCATTAAGAAAATTAACTCTTTTCCCTTCCGACCCATAACCTTGGGTCACAATCTCCAACATCGAATCAATTAAATTCTGTTTGTGATTTTGTTTTTGTTCGTATAATTGAATCATATTCCGCCCTCCATTTTTTTGTTCTCGAAAAACACTTGTTTACTAGGCATTTTTTAATTATTTAGCATCTGATTGTTTTTTCACATTTACTAAATATTTTTTTGCTTTGTCTCCGAATTTTTTTGCTTCTTCAGGATTATTACCTCTGAAAAAATTCATGAACCTTCTTCCAATTGGAATTAAAAGTCGAGCACCTACAACACCAACTGCTACCAAAGAAAGCCACATAGAAACAGAAGCAAGAAAATTATTTGGAATATCTATATTTATTTTATCCGCATGATATTTCACCTTCAAACTAAGCATTTTTGACAAATCTCTAATCATTTCTTTTAAATATGGTATTGCCTTTTTGTATTCTCCTTTCTTAATAAGATCAGAGAATGATAATTTGTTTTGCATGGTGTTGTTTTTAATTTCTTTAACTTGCTGAATATCTGCTTTTGTATCGTTTGGTTCTGCTTCCTCTTTAAATGTATAGGATTCACCCATAGCATCATCTAAAGCCTTTTGCTTCATTCCCTGTTTAGATTTTATCATGGTATCGGTTTTTTGACCAACCGATGCAGTCATCGCAATAACCAACCCAGTTGCCAGTTTTCCAATGTTATTTACAACGAGGTTTCCGATCATTGTGATAATTGGACCAAATGTTGCTGTGGCACCTGCAATTTCATTCAAGAATTTTTCAACAATATATTTATCATCCATTTCCAATATTGTTTTTATCTGTGGTGATTCTATAAAACCGATCGACTCATTCACTGTTTCTATTTTTATACACTCTGCTAGAAAATGCAAATTGTCTTTTGATAATTTAATTTTCATAATAACTCCCAAATATAATTATGCCCATTTATTTAATGTTTCGAATAATATTTTTTCAAAACTTACTTTACTTTCAATCATACCCGGATTGAATTTTAGACTTTCTTGAATATTAAAAAATCTTTCTTCTGATAGACTTTTGAAATGTGCTTCCATATGTGATGGTGTTGAAACAGCATCATAAGAAACTAAATAATCAATCTGATCAACTAGTATGTGATCGCCCATTCTATTTCCCTGTCCGATTGCCCTAAGGGAAAAACCAAGTGGCACGTCATCTTTAATTATCTTAACAATTTGATCACCAACTCCAAACAATGTTGATTCAACTATCCCCCAGAGTTCATTATTCTCAAACCAAAATTTTGTTATAACATGTGAACATCTATCCCAAAGAACAGTTGATAATCGCATTTCAACAGCTTGTTCGTCTCTATAATCAGAAATCATTGGATGATCCAATTCACCAACGAATCCTCTTGGATTCACTAACGTTTCCATTTTAAATTTGAGTGCATCCTGTAACGCAGCTTTTGTATATACTCTTCCATTTCTATTTTTACCATTTACCGTCTGCAATATTGCTTTGAATATTACTTTATTTGGAAGCTTTTCAATTATAGCCCGTTTTGCAAAAGTGGCACTTTCTGATATTAAAAAGCGATTCATATTGTATCCTCCCTATTGCTTCATCCGCATATTATCTTCATTTATATCTTTCATCACTTCTTCTTTATTACTAATTTGCTGATTCTTTATATCATCTTGATCTTCTTTTTTATCTTTAATTTCTTCTTTATATTCTTTCTCTTCTTTTATTTCCTTTTCTCTTTCTTGTTTCATATAATTAACCATTTGTTTATCTATTGTCCATATGATTTTTAAAATGCTTTCCAACAATCTTTTCAATATCGTCATGTCGGGCATGTTTTCCTGCATCTCTCCCACGATCTCATGCATTATAGATATTCTATCATTTATCAGATCATTGAAAGCGCAATTTGGGAAAAATCTCCTAAATCTTTGGAATGCCCTGTCGAAATTGAATATAACATTAACAATTTGTCGTGACAACCATTTCGATTCGGAAGACTCGGTCAAAAACTTAAAATGCTGGTTCTTCTTCTTCACCATGATTAGAAATCTCCTTTTCAATATCGCTTTCAGTTTTATCTAACAAATCACTATCAATATATTTATTAATAAATTTCTCTTCGGAAAGATCCAATTCCTTAACAACTGCCTTGAAATCTTTAAGAGAATTAAAATATTCACTCTCTCTTGTCAATTCAGCACTTTTTGGTCTTGGAAATGTAACATCCATAAAACTACAATCTTCATGATAGACGATTCTATAAATGGTTTTTACTAATTTATTAAGAGTCGATTCAAAACCTTTCTGAAGATTTATAATCGTTTTAGCAAACATAATATTTTCATGTGATAATGTTGCACGACTCTCTATGTTTTCCTCAACACTGAGATATGGTGGAGGAACATTTAATCCTGCTATGAATGAATCGCGCATCACTTTATAGTCATCAACCTTGGCATCTAATCCAGCTGGCGGAGATATAGTATCAAACTCTACAAATCTCTTACCATCTTTCATCGGAATGAAAATATCTTCGAATGTAGTTATCAAGGATGGGACAGAATCTATTCCTCCAGAATCGGCAATGGAATATTTTCTTCTTTCATATAATTCTCTCCATCTCTCTATTATGTTTCTAACACTTTTCTCAACACCCATCTCCAAGGCTATCAAACGCTTTTCTGTGGATCTTGTCAATCTCATTAATGTCATTGAAATTTTAAACAGAACAATTATCTTCGCATCAAATTCCTGATTTGCAAAAATTGATTCACCAAATGGATCATAATCATCCGAATCTATTTTGAAATGGAACATTAATTCTGGGGGTACAAATCTGATTTCTGCGTCTGAGCCCATTCCCATATTATTCATCTCATTATAAAACAAATATAATTTTGTCAGCATGATCTTTAAATCACGATTCTTATCAATTTCATATGCTATTTCTTTATTATGTGATAATTGATTCTTAATCTTTTTTAAGAATTCTTTCATATTATCATTACCAGAACTTTTGTATAGAATATTATTTTCTATTTTTGGTGCGCTCAATAAGTCTTTTGGAAAAATTATATATCCGAAGCAAACCTGCTCACCGATTCTAACAACAAGCCCTGGGTTATGTTTGATTAATAATATATCATCAAGACTTGATTTATCTACATACTCTTCTTCTTGTATTTTTGCCTTGTCAACAACCTGATCACCCACTGTTGACTTTCCGCCAGATGCTGAGTTATCTTCCATTAATAAAGATATTTTATCAAATGGTGACGAGCAAATTTTAAGATTTATGTTAACACCTTCGAGCTTAATGTTTTTACTCTCTTCAACAAAACTTTCACTCAAATTTAATGATTCTACTAAAATTCCTTTTTCTTTTAATTCTTTATTCATATCAATCAATTCAATAAAAGAATCTCCATACTTACATGCTGTTTTAACAAACTTTTTAGATTCTTTCTTCATTTCGGTTATCTCTAGTATTTCTATAATATTTCTTTTAACTTCATTTTCTTTTTCATTGTCTACAACTTCTCGTTTCTTTCTAATATTAAAATTGGAATCCGTTATACTATCCGGGGCCAACACCTCTGATGATATTACCTCAAGTGCTCTTTTAGCATATGGTATTTTCCTAACGATTGCATCATATTCTCTGTATCTGCCGATGCGCTCAGCCATAGATTGTCTAAAAGAATCTACTGTCGCACCACCGAACATTTTATTGACCACTTCGGACATTTCAGAACCAGAAAAAGAATCTTTATTTTTATTTTCCGAAACCAATTTGCCTATAACTTGTAGAAAAGAATCGGTTCTGCCTAATTGCTTTTCCTTTACTATTTCATTTATAACCGCATCAGTATCAAGTCCTGTTGGATCGCCTTCTCCTCCAAGTAGTCTTTGTAACATCATATCAAAAATATTCATTTATTATTCCCCTCTTTGAGCAATTTTTCATATAATGATTCGGATGCTTTTACCAATTTATCATCTATAATAAAATTGTGAAAAATGATTGTCAAATAAATTTTTAGCTGTTTTTCTCCGCCATATATTTTACAAGCAAGCGAATATATTACATCACCACAAAATAACTTAAAAAAATCCCTATACGATTTCGCATATGATATAAATTCTTCTTGAGTCATTCTGGTGTCATTATTTATATAAACAGCCAAATCTCTTATCCTAAATAAATCATAACTTTGTGTTGCTTTATATATTATTATATCGTTTATTTTTTCATAGTTTTCAGTATATTTTATCCTTAAATCCATAACACATCTTAGACTATTAAAAATTGTATATATAATTAAAATCACGGATAAAAAACAAATTATAAACCATGTCATAATCAATTAACCTCAACTTCCGAATCTTCGGTATTCATCTCTACTGGTATAGATATTCTGACACCCTCAAGAATCTTACAATTAGATGCATTGCACGATTCGTCGACATCAATTATTGAATGACCTAGGACGAAATTTATTGTTGATCCGCGAATTATTGCAAACTCCGCATGATTTTCTATACACAAAACCAAAGAATTGGACATAGCTTTTTGAATAATATCCTGAGCTTCATTTCTGTCCTGATCATCTGTTGTAATTATAATTGGTTTAGGTATGTTGGATACAAAAAACGTAAATTTCATTATTAATCCTCCTGACACATACACATTTTTTACGAAAAAAATAGGGGAAGGGTTATATATATCCCCCTCCCCATTATATTAAATAAGAAGTTACTTATTTTTCCTTCTTATCCTTATCACTAACACCTTTATCTTTTGATTCTTTTAATTCTTTTTTCTCATCAGACTTTTTAAAGGGAACATTCTCCTGCTCTTTAACTTCACGTTTAATGTCCTTGAGAGGTTTTTCTGATTTTTGTACTGCGACCTCTTTCTTTTCATCCTTTTTGTCTAATTCTGAAACTTCATATTGATGAGGGAGAATGCCAGCAGCTTTCAGTCTAATTTTGTATTCTTCCAACTCTTTTTCGCCATGCATTATAAGTCTCAGAGGAGTTCTGAACATTCCTCTCTTCCACTCAATCATTTTGCCTGGAAGTTTAACATAAACTAAATATCTCATTATAATTCCTCCTCAATTATTTCTTCTTTTTATCAGTTCCGAAACGAAGCCATTCCTCAAATTCTTCATAATCTTCTTCATCTTGAAGTTGATGATAAGTCTTATTTTCTTTGAGTCCTGTTCCACCTTCCGGTTTTTCTTGAGCGGCGAGACCTTCGTCTTCATTCTCAATGACTTCATCTGTATCTGTTTCTGGGTACTTTTCATCGAGCACATCACTACCTTCGGCTTCTTCCTCGAAGAAATCTAAATCTTCCTTGAAAATATCAAGTTCTGAATATTCGTCTCCAAGATCCACAGTCTTAGGTTTTGCTTTTCCAGTATCCATTACATCGAATTCAGCCGAAACTGTATCAGGCATCCCTTCAGTTTTGACCTGCTCGATAAGATCATCCAGGTATGTGTCTGCCATTTCGAGATCTTCCTGGATTATAGAACTTTTCATTATTTGTCTCATTTCAGATTCTAATTTCTGAAATTCTCTAAGTAGATTGGCACTTTCCTGCTCTCTTTCTTCTACTTCTTCTCCCTCTTCATCTTCATCATCCATTTCCATGGGTACTTCTGCAGGCATTTCTTCGTCAGCCATTTCCTCACCACCCATTTCTACTTCGTAAACTTCTTCTGCCGGACCTGCATCGAATTGTTCACCTGATGCAACTTCCATCTCATCCATCTCGTTTTCAATTTCAATTTGAACCACATCCTCAACGCCATCTTGCTGTTCTTCCAATTCTGATCTTCTGGAAGCTTGTGGGCCACCTGATGCTCTTTGCTCTTCGAGCTTTCCGCCATCAACGGGTCCAGTTTTTACTTCAACCTCTGATTCATTTTCAAGACTATCATCCGCATCTAGTTGTTCCAAGTCTTCGAGTCCTTCTTCGGATTCTGTTAAACTTTCTCTCCAACTTTCTCTCCAACTTTCTTCTACTTCTTCTTCTTCTTCTTCTTCGCCTACAGCTTCTACTTCTTCACCTGCACCTTCCCCGGCTTCGCCTTCAGCGGCCATTTCTTCACCTTCGGCAGCCATTTCTTCACCTTCTGCGGGTGCTTCAAAAGTTGTTTCTTCACCTTCTGCAGGCATTTCTTCGCCACTCATTTCACCTTCGGGCATCTCAGCAGGGACTTCGTCGTCCTTGAGATCTTTTAGAGAATTTAGAAATTCGGCACGGTTTGCTCCTTCTTCATCTTCAATTTCTTTGGTTGTCTTGAGAACCGGTTCCTCTTCATATTCTTCATAAAATATTCTTCTTAGTGTTTCCGCGGCTTCGATTAAATGATCGGATCTAGTTTTCTTCATGGTAATTCATCCTCCCAAACATTAGAATGTTAAAAATTTTTCGATGTTACTATATCATCGTTTTTATTTTGTTCTCGTTTTACAATTTTAAAATGTTTCTAATTCCATTTCCAATTGGAAAATTGGATTTAAAATTCTTGTTACTATTTTTTTCCAGCCCTTATCCAATATGTCTATTGAATTTAAAATAAACTGATCTGGAACAAAATCATACTCTTGTGGAATTACTATACAATCAACTGATTTGAATGTGTTTGTCTTTAAAAATTTAGAATACTTCTTAAGTTGCACCTTATCTAAAAATGATGTATCTATTCCATTTATTGTATACAAATATCCTTTTGTCCCCGCTGCAAAATCTTCGTTCATTATTTCATTCCACGTCAGCATCCCTTTTATGTGTTGCGGCATATTTTTATATTCACTTAATTCTTTGTTAAAATTGACTGGCCTCCCAATACATATGTTTCTATTTTTAATAAGACTCATCATTTCACTCTCCGCGATATGCATAAAATCTAATAATTGGGATATATCTACCTTCTCTTCAGACTTTAATATCATCTCAAATAATGTCGACAGCTTATCCCTCGTGAATTGAGAAACATCTGACCGTTTATTGTCCAGCCCAGTTATTTTTATTTTATCAGCCTCGACACCTTCATTATTAATCATCCAATATGCATATCTCTTCTTGACGACCATATACATTCTTCTGGCAATCCATTCCTGTTTAACATCCAAAAAACAATTATTCTTATCCAATTTATGAAAACCAATATAATTATCTTTAATAAATATTTCATTCACGACATTTGATATATATGGAACCCAATATTCTAGGATGTCTTTAACATAATCCTTGCTTTTATTTTTCTTTAGCAAGGCGTCCATTTCAATAAATATTGAATCTGTGTCAGTGTAGATAACATCTTTGGTTGTTATATCATCTAGATAAAACTCACTTCTAAATTTTTTGATGATATAATTAAAATCTAAGCTTGTTATTTTTTCATCTTTTTCTAAAGCACTATCAACAGCCATACCAGTCATCTTAATTAATTCTTGACCAGTGGATGTAACGGCAGATCCAAGAACTGGATTAAAATATCTGTAATTTTCATTCTGCAATGCTCCATACATAGCATTCGAAAGAATCTTTACAGCCCACTGTGCAATATAATTTTTATCAGATTCTTCTTCCTCGCCCTTTTCCAAATATTCTTTATATAAATTTTTGTAAACCTTTCTAAGTTTATCCAAACTTGTTAAGATTGTATTATATAGAGATATTCCACGATCGTGCTTCTTAAAGAATGCCCCATTCAGAGTCAAATAGTTTTCATCTATCATTTCTTTCAATCTGTCTGGCGTGATAAGATCATATTTTTCTTTGTTTGAATATGGGAATAGCCTAATTTTTACTTCGGTTTCTGGAAGTTCACCTTTATATAAATAATTAAAAGCCACTTTCTCATCTATATCGGCGAGTATAGTTTCCATGCCCATGTTATATGATCTAATTATTGAAGGATATAGTGCACTATAATCCAAATCAATAACCCATTCATATATTCCACCTTTCGGTGTTTTAACATACGCGCCCCGGATGGGTTCTATTGCTTTGGATTTTCTATTAGAACGTATAACATGATTATTTTGTCTGGAAAATTTCACCAGCAATCCATCAATGAGACCTATGGTTGAGAGTGATTTTTTCCACGTCATCCCACAAAAAGTTCGTAGTTTGTTCTGAAGCTCGATATGTTTCTTCTTTTTATTAATCCTACATATGAGAGCAACATCCTGTTTATTGTATTCAATCATTTTATCTGGATCTCTCTCAAATAGTGTTCTAATATCCCCTTCGAATTTGTGCTTCACTTCTTTCAATTCATGCTGAGCAACCATATCGAGTTTATATGATGATAATTCTCCGAGAGAAAAATTCTTATAAATTTCCAATAAATCGACAATAACAAACCCACCATATATTATTTCTTTATATTTCGGATTCATACTAACATGCCCAACTGGAGACAATTTACTATAGTCCATTTTCAAATACTGCATTCTGCCCATAATATAACCATAGTCGAAATATGCATACCATGCCGTCAAAATATCCAAATTCATCGTTCGGATATCCATTATTAGATAATTTAGCATTTCCTTTTCCGATTCAAAGAACATGGTAGTGTTTTTCCATTTATCTTTATTTATCTTTGGACTTTCCAAAGATAGTGTTTTTATGTTGTCAACATCCGTGCCATAAGATATCATGCATATTGGAGCACTCGCATTCATATTACTTGGCATTCCATTGCAATTTTTCAAATCTAATTCTATATCTAAAAATAAAATTCTATATTTAGCATCATTGTTTGGATTGCTCAAATAGAAATCCAGCGCATGTCTTGTTGCAATATTGAAATCCTGTTCAAATGAACTATCTTCGGTGTATCTTCGCACTTTATTATAATTACCATACACCATTTCACAATTACTAATACTTTCTGTCGCCTCAACACTTCTATCATTTTTGTAATAATAATAATTTGTATCACCTTTATATTTGTAAATTAATTTTTTATCACCATCAGATCTAAAAATATAATACAAATTATTTTTCAAATATTGAATATCTAACAAACCAGGATTGTTGAATTTCTCCATGATTGGTTTTATCTCATTCATCAAAAAAGACATTAAATTCTTCCTCTTATTTTTAATTTTTGTTCTTCAATTTCCAAATATTGAAATCTTCTATGCTCTTGGTATGAAACACTATTTCACCATCTGATAAGAAAATATCATCAGCAATTAAAGTAATTCTTCCAAACCGTTGTTTCATATTAAATTTATATACATCGCTGAATTTTTTATAACATGCGCCGATGAGTTCGGTACATGCCAATCTAGAATCGTCTGTAAATTTGAAATCAAAATCATAAGGTCTCCCTAAGTAATCATATGCTGATATGGCTGCTTCACTTCTCAGCTCTTTGGGAATATTGGGTCTAAATACTACGAAATGATCTGTCCTTAAAAAATTAACAGCATTCTCCTTTATGACACCCTGGGACAAAGCATGGATAACATGATGTTTTCCATTTTCTTTTCCGACATATACACCCGCATGATTCATTTCTCCAGGTATAAATTTTGTGTCCAAATAAGAATCATATCTTCTCAAGAATATATCCCCTGGTTCAAACTCACCATCAAAAAGTTTTTCTATACAATCATACAATTCATCACCAGAGAAGCTATATGATGGTGGATTTATTCCAAACATAAATCTAAATCCATACTCTTTTGTAATGCTTAAATGAAATGCCGTGTCACCTATTAGAGTAAACAAGTATTTTTGTAGGTTATACCGTATGTTCATCATTTCCTCCTTTAGCTTTAGTTGAGAATAATTTTTCTATTACAATTGTGAGTGCCTCGAATATCGGAAGATTCCAAATCTTCTCCATCCAATAAATAGTCCACAATAAAATAAAATTCAATTTCAAAAAATAAATATAAGTCAGCTGCTTAGCATATATTAACCCAAATGTCATACTTATAATTTCTTCACCAGCCATCCATGTAACAGCCGAGGACATCAATGCAAAACACACACAAGATATAAATCCTTGTATGGCAACATATAATGTAGATTTAATCACCAAATCCCCCCTGATTAATAATAATATCACTTGTATCAATTCCAATATTAGGAATTGAGCTATTTGAAAAGTTGTTTTTGTTTTGTTCGGATATGATCATCTTAACATAGTCTATTTTAAATGCAATATCACCAAGCGGACCATTTCTATTTTTTCTAACATGTACAAATAAATCCTTGATGGGTGAAACACTATCGTCTGTTTTCAGTAAACCAACGAAATCACCATGCTCCACTTTTTTCTTAGACTCGGTCAGACTTCCTAATCCAGGAGTATTCTTGTTATATCCTTCTGCATTTAATTGTGTTGCGGTTATAACTGGGGCTGAATATTTTATCCCAACCATTTTCTGTTCCATTGTCACATATCCAAGTTCCAATCTATACAAATCTGTTTTGTTGACGGATGAGAATAAATCTAGATAATCAAAGATTATCATTTTTGGTTTCAAACCTGTTTTCGCCATTGCTTCGTCGATATAGATCATAGCATCATTGACAGTGCTAGTATAAGGATGAAGATATTTCATGAGAATTTTTTTATTTGATTTTTCCAATCCTTTTATTACTTCTCTAGGATCACCATTACCAGATTTTCCAAATGTTGGATCGTGGTATGGTATTATCTTCATCATTCTGTCCAAGCTTTCTTCTATAAAGTTTTCAAGCGTAAAATAAAAATATAACCCTTCTTCATTATCAGGATGGAATGTAGCACCACAAAGAAGATTTAAAAGCATTATAGATTTTCCAACACCAGGAGTTCCTCCGAAGATATATATTCTGCCATTATCAAAACCACCTCTCAGTGTCGTCCTATCGAACATAGGAAGTCCACTTTTTATTTTCGTAGTTTCATCATTGGTTTTTTCTATTATTTTCAAACAATTATCTAGTGATAATTCATTTTCAAAAACAAACTCATTCATATTAATAGTATCATCATATCGTTTCTTTAATAGAGTTCTAATATATATGTTACTTATCATATCTTCATATGTTTTAACGAGTTCTTCGCTTCCGGAAAAATCTCCACTTTCATATTTATCTAAGAAATCTACCAGTATGTTCTTATCTTCTTCTATAATAATGCCTTCTTTCTTCATATTAATCATCTGAAGAATTGATTGACATCTGACCCTATCTAATAAAATTGTCTGTTTATACTTCAATAAATCTATAAACTGAGAAAATTTATCAGATGAGGAAATATTTTCTAGTACGATATCAGATGAATTTTTATCCCAATCCACATCATGAATTATATAATTAACTAATTCAAATTTTGGAAGAATTCTTATTGGGAGTTCGTTATTAGATGCATATGCCAATACCGTCATAATATCATTTCTAACAATTGTCTCATCATAATATGAATCCACTGTTTTACAAAAGTATAAATCTAAAACTTTATCCAAAAAAATTTCAGAAATCATATTTGTGCCCTCCTAAAATGTATCAACACTGACGTCATTTATGAATTTTAACTCATCTTTCGCCATGTAATAATTTATCACTTTTCTATTGTTCTCTTTATCTCCAGTAGCTAAATACATCACGGATCTGTGAAAATTATTTGTTTTACTTCTAAATTTTCTACTATATCTATGATCATTTATTCCAAATAAAACATCTATTATTTTGCTATCGAAATAATCTTGATTTTCCATTTCTTCTAATGTCATGGAATACGCAATTTTTTCATAGATATCACTCATTTTTTTGAATAGATGAACTTGGTATGTTACAACTAGCATTTCTGCAACTGGATTGAGATTCTTTTCTCCATATATATTTTTTGGCATCTCAATATCGATATCTGCATACTCACAAACATCTCTCATGCATTTATATATCCAATCATTAACTGTCATGCCCTGCACTTTATCTTTTAACTGATCTGATTTAAAACTACATTTTCCCATTCTGCCATTTTCGTTTATTATATATACATATCTACCAAGCAAAACCTGTCTGGCAAGACTTGTCGAATCATAAGTAAAATGAACAACGAGACCCAATTTCAATTCAGCATATCTTTTAGCAAATATATAATACATTATATCCCTGTAACTACATCCACCAAGAATGTGTATTGTAACTTCTTTTCTATCATTCTCCAAACACCATTTAAATATTTCAGAAAATGGTATACAATAAGATATATAAGGAATGAAGTGCTCACCAGTTAAATTGGCAACTATACCACCAACTGACCAATAGTTACTTTCGAAACCACTCATCACTTCCTTATTATTTATTATACGATTCCACACGTCATATTGCGATGGAGTCCTAAAATGTTTGACAAATATAAGTTTCTCCCTGACATGTTGTGGGAGATTCCCAAACAATCTAATGTATGAATCTATATTTATCTTGAACATATCATCAGCATCGAGAAACAAATTATCAAATGGAGGCATATCTAAAGAAAATGCCCAATCATAATGTTCACAATTCTCTATTAAAAATTCACAGTATGTATCTATATATAAATCCAACTGGGATTTTTTTATATAACCAAGTGCGCATTGAAAACCCCCGCTATCTATATACAGAACCATTTCTTTTGTTAAATCATTATAATTTTTTCTTCTCAACATATCTCTGGTTATTGATTTGTTGTGCTTCAATTCTCTGAATCCGTGCTGTTCGCTTATACCTCTAGCATAACAATATAGAGATTTATTACAATAACTCAAAATTAAGTCTTTAATTTTATCATAAATATTATCCTTGTTTTCCATTTTTTTATCATACCTTCCAAATATGGAAAGTCCCGCAGCAGCAACATAGCCTTCATTTTTATCGATCAACTTCACATTAATCTCCCATTAGTAAAAATTATGAATTAAATGCATCCTACTAGAAAAATTACATTTATAATGTTTAACAATAGATAAAATTTCAGATGCGTGCAATATTATTTCTGTATATGTTGAACCCTCTGGCATAACATATATTAATAATTTGGGAAACCTATTGGTCAAATCTTCTAATATTTGTTTTGTATATTTGTATTTTTCTTTGTGATCATAAGCAACTATCTTAATATAAGAATTTTCATTATATTTTTCATATAAAAATTCTACAATGGATAATATCTTTTTATATTCCTCCGGATTATCAAATTCTTTTGGGGAATAATCATAAAATATATTTTCCAAAAAAACAAAACTAACACCATTTTCCAATTTTGCTATTAGATTTTTCAATTTGTATCCGTTAGTTTCTATTGTTACTTTAGAAACTATTCCATTTTTTATTTTAGAATCCAAATATTTAAAAAAATCCACAAGATGATTATTATATAGTGTTGGCTCGCCGCCAGTTATAACGTATTTATCATTTATGGTATGTGCAACGTTAAACAGATCATCAAAACATATGTTATGTTCAAACGAATCACTTATTCTTTCCATTGTGTCACAAAATGGACATGGCACTTTTCTATTACATCTTTTAAATCTTAGGAAAAACGATAACTCTCCTTGAAATATTCCTTCACCCTGCCAAGATACTACAGTTTCGACAAGTGGAAGAGATTTACTCATTGACCCTCCTCTTCTTCACTAACCCACACAGACAATTTTCCAAAAATATCAAATCCATTTTCATTTATCATGGCATTTATAAATGCTGGAACAATATTGCATATATGCTCCAAATTGGATTGTTCATCATCATCTCTGCGCCCGCCTATCCAAAAAAAATGATGCATCAATTCATGAATCAACACATCAAAAGAATATTCTTTATCAGCGGAATTAACAAACACTAAATCATTTGTACAAAAAGCGCAGCCCTGATTTTCGGGATCTGCTCCTGGATGCACATCCTGTTTTACTATCGTCAAGTTGCGTCCAAGTAATTTCACTTTGTATGAATCCACTATTACCCCCTTAGAAGACTGACCAATTTGAGAAAATCTTCTTCATACACAGATTCACTAAACGTATTTCTCAGTAGTGCATTTGGATGTATCAAAGCAAAACACTTTAACCCATTATATTCAAATGAGTTTCCATGAAATTTACTAATTTTTTCTTCACATCCCAACCTATTCATCGTTGTTGCACCAACAGCAACCAACATCTTTGGTTTCACTAGTTCGATCACCTTATCTAAATTTTTAGAACAGTTCGAAACATACTTCTGATCCATTATATTATTTATTGGACGACACAAAACTGAATTTGTTATAAAGTATTTTAATTTATTTTTAATAATATAATCTTTAATATATTTTCTAAAAAGTTTCCCAGGCTTGCCGACAAATGGTTTTCCATCCTCGATGTCTTTTATTCCTGGAGCCTCTCCAATAAACATAATATCAATATTGAGAATATTTGTTTTACTATTTGTATCAAACAAACACATCGGCTCGTCCATTAGAATACATCCATCACAACTTTTCTTTATGTCTTTGAATTCAGCCACTATGTTGTCGAAAGATATTTTACTTTGTTTGGCCGATTTTTTCTTAATTATTTTTTTACTATAATCATCGTTGTGATGTTTCTTAAATCTATCATATAATAACACAATATCTCCATATTTCAAATAAGGATATCTATCCATTATTTCATAAATTTCTTTGTCTTTTCTATCGTAGATAAATTTTGAATGAAAAAGATCAGATTTTTGAATGCTGAATTGTTGAATAATAAATTTTATTGTTTTAGAAAAATCTTCAAATGAAAGACCTATACAATAAAAATTATTAATATACTTATTGGCATATAGACACACTTTACGATTTAATATGAAAAGATTAAGCAGATAGTGAATTGAAAATTTACTTTTATTATCTATAACTACTTCTGGCAATTCACTATCTGCTCCGTCATATAACCAATCAAAATAAACGCTGTAAGGACTCCCCATATTTACACCTTCTCATGTTTAATTATGTTCTCTATTTTAAAAATTGAAAAAATTAATAGTTAATACCATCAATCACATTGTTTTTAATCATACTGAAGTTCAGAGAAGAGTTTATAACATCTTCTGCTTGAATTCCAGCCAGATCTTTGCCTTTTAATTTAAGTTTTCCAAAGAAATCTTTGAATCTTTCCAGCGCTGATTGTATTTTACTTGAATCTTTTGCCATATAAAACAGCCTCATTATTTCTCCACCAACTGTTATAAATGTTTCACTCATGGCTTTCAATGACCCAGTAAAATAAGAAAATCCCAATACTTCGGTGATCTGTTTGTATAACCTAAAGAGCAAATATGTAGTCATTGTAAAGAACCCAATAGTTACCGGGAGATTTAAAAGTCCTAACAACATAGCACTTATTTCTGCAACAAGTGGAAGACCAGTAGCAGCCACCAATATCGGAATCGCCGTTGCAACTATAACTGTTATCAATGCAGCATATTTTAAAAGCTTCCACATTGTGTTAAATGTCCAATCAGATTTATATAAATCCTTCATAGTTTCTGTTAATACATCCGCATAATAACCAAATTTTCCTTTTGATGCAAAATACATTCCATATAATGCCACCCCTGTATATGGTAAAATAATAAAAATAAAGACAACCGTAAAAAGAATTGGTTGAATAACAGCCAATAATAACGGAAGTAAATTAATAATTATATTTACCGTCGCCCACAACGCCACAGCAACCCCTGCAAAAAATAACATCTGAAGAAAAAACATAAACCCATCAACTATTTTTTCCGCAAAATCAATATTTTGAAACGCCCCAGCTGGGGGCTGAGGTCCTCCAACAGCAGATGCTTTCAATCTGTTCATATTATTATTAGATTCGACTTTGCTATTCTTTGCCAGATTAACAAGAGCTATGCGCAATTTATTAAAATTATTTTTACTAGGATCCTTTAGAATTCCCTTATATAATCTTGTAACCTCTGCAAAACTTGAATCTAATTTTCTTCTAACAGTGGGGTTCTTTATATTCATTACTGTTACTTTTATTTTAGACATCAATTTGGAAATATTAGAGGATGGTTTCATTGGTTTTACATCTACACCTTTGATAACCGATAATACATCTTTAACTTCCTTTTCAAACATTTATTCCTCCCAAAGTGTGTTTATTTTTTAGCCTTAAAAAATATCCAATTTTGACCACTCATTCTATGTAAAATATATTTTCCTTCTAATTTCTTCGAAGAAATTATTTCGAAAACCATATCATTTTCTCTATCAACCAATTTTTTAAGTGTTCCAGTATCCCATATTTCAAACTTGCCACCACCATACTCTCCTTTTGGTATCTCGCCTTTGAATGTTAACCACCAACTTTTATGAACTGGTTGTTTCACTGCCAATCTTTTCTCTCCTGGCTTTTCCGGTGGTCCCTTTCTGACGGCCCATGAATCTAATTTTTTATTATCTTTTTCAATTCTAAGATCATAATGGAGTCCTGCTTTATACGCAGCATGCTTATGAATGACATATTTATATTGTTTTTCTTTATATGCCTCGAGTAATTTAATAGCAAATTCCAAAAATATATTATTCATTTCATAACTCCTATCCCACAAAAACATTATCTGATGCTTCGGTTATTACAGATCCAAGTGTTGTTTCGTCTCCATTTGCCTGAAGGTCTTCACCATTCACATACACATTTCTCGAACCATCTAAATCACCAACATCTGGATCGGTTGCATCTCCTTTTAAAGCAGCTTTTTTACTATTTATAAAAACATTATTGGAGCATGGTCCATCTATTATTGCATCCCCATCATCCAACTCGTCGCCCTTTCTTGCAACACCTTCTGCCATTAGTCTCTCTCTCCTTCTGGTTCTTCGGGTTCTGGGGAGACTGTATCTGCTGATGCTTCACCAGAATTCAAGTATATATTCGATCCATCAAAAGCTATTTTATCATCTGATTCAACTTCCCACGAATCTCCAATTTTACTTGTCTCCTTTCCACCAATTTCTCTTGTAATATTTCCATCGACCTTATATTTAATATTTCCTTTGACATGGATATTCACATCGCCTTCTAAAGTTATATGGGTATCTTTTTCTATTTTTACTTTTAGGTTTCCTTTCATTCCAACATGCAAAGTGTCGTCTTTTTGAACAAGATTAATAAAGTTTCCTTTATAATCTCTTATCAGCAATTTCTCTTTTCCATCTCTTTCATCTAAAAGAATGACTGTTTGGTTTTCATCTATGGTGTAAACAGATCCAGTTGCATCGTCTTCTTCTTTCTTATATAATCTTTTCTTCCCAGTTATCTCAATACGCTCATCATCTGGATCATCACTCACAATAATAACTCTACCATCAGGACTCCTCATGATAGTCCATTTGTTCCACCATTCTTTCCCGAGCTGGTTTTCTGGTGGTACTGGTTTATGACTTATATCCAAACCACACATATAGTATGGCCTATTTGGGTTTCCTGATTCAAACCACACCCACACAAAAGCCCCGTCAGCTGGTATATAACATGTACCATAATGATGACAATCTAGCTTCGGTTCTTTTCCTTCTTTCTTTTCCCCTTTGTTTCTACCACCAACAGGATTGTTTGCTGGCCAAGCCCAAAGACCTTCGTTATCATCAAATTTATCTTCTTTCATTAAATCAGGAATGAAGATTTTAACTCTACCAAATTTCTCTTTATCTTTGTTGTCTATGACAGTGGCTCGATAAAAATCATGGTAAGATAACTTTCTTTCATTTGTTCCTAATTCAAAAAACGTCTTTGTATTCATAGAAATATTAAACCTCCAGTGAGGAAATTAAATATTTTGTTATTTTTAATGACATCTGTGTGGCTGTTTCATATGGAAGATTATAACTTAGATTACCATATGCGTCCGAAATCAATGAAGCATAAATTAATGGGAAAAATCTATCAGATGATTCCAACATAACAAGCGCTTCCAATGATAAATGGTGTGCTATTCTCGATGTTATTGCCTGCATTGTAATTCCAAAATAGACAAATTTATCTAATAAATCCACCCATCTAATGATATCAAAATTTAATTTATTTAAATCGGTTGTACTTTTAATCAATTCTGGAAATTTTTCTAGTGATGTTAAGTTGTAATTTGAAATGGTGCTAGAATAATATTTTTTAAATGGCTGTTGCCACATATTTACAACACAATGCAATGTGGATAAATAGATAGAATTATTAACCAAATCCATATCATTAAAAACACCATACGATTTTCCAAACATATTCATCATAAAATTATGGAGTATAACAACTTGATAGTCTAACCATAAATTCACATTAGAAAATGCTGGAACATAAAGAACCGCCCAGTAAACCAAACCATACGAAATGATCGACACCAATTCACTCTTTGAATATTCAGTCAATCTTTTTGTGAAATTGATAAGAACGGTTCCTTTTTTATCAACATAACAACTCAGCGGATACCTACTATCTGAAATCAATTCTATCTTACCTTTGCCTCTGAATGATTTTACAGTGAATATCTGCTCAATATTTTCAATCAAGTAATCAACAAATTTATCTAACAATTTATTGGCAATTCTAATTTTTGTATTTTTCAGCAGATTGAAAAGGATTTTATCTTTACCTGATGAACTCAATGAAAACCTTCTATAGTCATCATCATAGTAATTTTTTAGTTTGACTAATGAAAATTTCTTTACCATTATTCCTCCTGAACTTCCTTTATATCATTTTTAATATAATTTCTTAAAACCTGTCTTACTGCGCCTTTAGTAGGAATATAAACCTTCTCAAGTTTAAATTCTTCTATAGTAAAGCAATTATTTACAAACAATAACATATGCCACAAACTTATAGTTCCATAGATGTCATATGCTAGATAATCTGGTCTGAAGATATATTTTTTATCTAGATCGGCCTGAACAGAATTTTGTCTAAGAAAATCATAGTTCTGAGCCAATAATTCAATATAGGGATTATCTATTGTAGCGGATCCACCCTTGAAAAAATCATCATGAATCAGATATTTATTTCTAAAGAATTCCAAATCATATAATTCTATAGATCTATTTTTACTATCAATATCTATTTTACTCAATGACATTGTCCGTGTCTCCTCTATCCCAACCTAAAAAATTCGTTTCTTTAACAATCATGTATTTATTAACTACATCGAGAGCTTCCTCTCTCAGAGGATAATACTCCATAAACCATTTATAATCTCCTATAACATAATTTATAGGAATTTTAAGAAAACCATTATGAAATTTCTCGTGCAATGTTTTTACCATGGGAACAATACTAATCTTCATACCAAAATGCAAAATCATTATTTCGGTCGCTATGTCAAAAGAAGAAAATGGTTTTTCTTTATATATGTACTGATCTAATATAGCATTTACTATATTTTCCATACTAATAGGATGATGATGAAATTCAATAGTACACTCGTCCATTATTTCTTTTGTAAACAAACATTCAACCAATCCTCTATCTTCTATAAGAAATCGCTTCCATTCTCTATATTCCATACTTTGACGCACAAGGGACTTAACTGATTTGACAAATTTCTTTTCTTCTTTATCAGTATAAAATGTTTCTCTTTGAAAAGGCAATCCACCTAGTGGAGAGTTGCCTTTACAAATGATATTAGAATCCATTATTTTTGTACCAGTTTCCTTGCAATGGACAGTCCCTTTTGAAAGCCGACAGTAGAAACATTCGACATTATTTTATCGAGCTGGTCTTTTGTGAAATATTGAGATTTTTCTGCCAAATTGCTAAATGATCTAAGCATATTCAAATTTACAAATCTGATATCAAAATCATCTGGGGACACTCTTTGTCCGGATCCAATGTGATCATATGTGAGTCGTCTGGAAATAAAAATCAATCTAGATTTTTCCGGAATATAAAAAACAAATCCAGACCAACCGAGTGATATCATATTAACCAAAACATCTTTATCAAAAATTTTATTTTCATATTCTGGTGGGAGTTCAGACAAATCAACAAAACAATAGGTCGTTTTCATGATATCTGGAAATGCCTCCCCGAATGAACTTCTATTGAAAACTTCAGTTCCTACTGATTTATCAAAAACAGATGGATATTTTTTTATAATCTGATTCAAAGATGTGTTGAGCGCCCGCCTGATATTTTTCATGGCGATCTTGGTTATCCAATTTACAACACCCGATCCACTTATTTTTATATCTCTCACTAATGTATCTGTGAAATCAAATTTCAGTTTTGTAAGAAGTGCCTGAATTGTAATGAGATACACCTCATTCCCAGATGGAATTTTCATTGTGATCGGCTGAATTACATTATCTATACTTGGAGCATTAAATGAGAGATTTTTCTGCTTTTTATCATCATCGTCACCTTTTCCTCCACC